AATTAGATTCAAAAAAAGTATTATCTAAACCTTTTCCATATCTATTATTTCTTAAATAATCTAATAAACATAAAGCGGGATTTGACGTAAATACAGTTGAGTTATTTCTTGGATCAAAAACTTTTTTACCTTGAATAGTACATTGAATTCTTGGCAACCCGCTAAATTTTTCTTGATCCCATGCTAGACGAAGAGCTATATACGATATGCCTCTCAATCTATGATTGCTAGTCCAATTTGTTTGTTGTGATAATAGACTTGAGGCAACTTGATTGTCTTTACCATTAAATACTTGTAATTGTATATTAGATCCAAAACGGCTGTCATTGGACGTATAAGTTGTTCCGTGTACTAAAGGAATTGTTAGCGCGTTAAGAGTAATAACTTTGTCATCAACAATAACCTCAGTTACACCGTTAATTTCTCCCTCTGCAAGAGTCATACATACGTATAAATATTGATTATCCGTACCTGAGGTTTCAAGATAAACAAAAACTCCACCAACTCTTCTTGTTCCGTAAACTACGGGGATTTGTGTATTATTACTGACTTTATTAAGTTTAACACCCTGACTTTGATCGTTATCAAAATCAGGAATATCAGGCGTTGGATCTAGCCAACTAATAAAACTTTGAAATACATCGCCGACGAAATCAATTATATCTTCTATAATATCTATTGGGTTACTCATATTTAATTAATCTATTTCCACATTCTTTGTATTTATTTAATTTTGTTAAAAAAATTTTAAAACGATTTATATAAAATTGATTTATTTTTAAATTTTTATCGATATGCCAAACGTCGGTTTCAATCCATTTAACGCCTCTTGTCTTTAACCAATTTTCTGAGGCTCTTAAAAGTTTTTTTGCATTTAAAAAATTTCTGTATTTTTTTAATATAAAAAACCAACTTATAGATCCGTAAGTAACATCACGCCAAAACGGTTTTGTTAAATTTACTATAGATCCACCAACGATATTTTTTTGATCACACAATATAACAATATTGTAATTTGGATTTAGAACCATTTTTTTTAAATTTTTAAAAATTAATTCTTTATCTCCTAATTGATTTGTTTCTATTAATTGTTCATCAATAATATTAGTTAAATTATTAATATCTTTTTCTTTACAATATCTTATGCTCTGCCCCATTTAATATCTCTTGTAGATACACCCGCAAATTGGAAACCACGATCATTTAAAAAAAATCTTTGTTGCGATGTTTCGTTTGTTTTACGACCTATGATTTTATCAAAATCCGAAAAATTAGACGCGCAAGATAAATTAATAACACTTGTATTTTCTGTTTCGTTAATATTAAATTCTTTAATTCGGCCATCAAATAAAAGATAGGTTCCTGTCACTAAAGCATTATTATTATCTAATAAACCTAAATGAATTTTAACTTGTTTATTAATTATATTTTCACTTAGAATTGTAGATACATAAGTTTGATTTACTGCACTCACATTTATGTTTACTGTGTTTTGTGTAATTTCAGCGTTTTCATTTATGTTAGAAATATTTAATAAAAAGCCGTTACGAGAATATGTGTTGCCATCAAAAGCAATATCAAAGCTCGATGTTGCAAAATATATTGGAGTATTAAAATTTATATTAACAAGATAAACGGGTTTGATATTTTTTGATTGTAAAGCGGTAACAAAATTTGAGTTTAAATTTCGTGGCATTATAAAGACTCCGAGCAATCAATTTCAAAATCAAATAATCCTGAGGTATCTGTTTTAAATTCTTGCACATCATTTGTCATAAATACTGTAAAGGGAACGCTTGAATAAGTTATAGCTTGTGAAGATACTGCTACTCTAAGCTCAGGTTCAATAGTTAGATTATTAGAAGATACATCTAAATTATCAGCAACAACCATGTAAACTTTGTCATGGTTAGCAAATTTTATAAAGTCTCCCGATTTCATAGTACCTGACCCATTTGCTAAACTAATTGACGTTGCTCCCGCACTTGCTGAACCCGTCATAGATCCTGACACGGTTCCTCTTGAGTTTGATATAATTGGTAATACTACTGTAAATGTCTCTTTTTGAGATCTTTGTTTTATAACAAATGAGTATAGATCCATAAAATTTGCTCTTGCTAATTTAGGAAATCGTAAAGTAAATGAAAAAAATTGTGATGAAACTTGTCTTGCAAATCTTTTTCCTGATACCGTTTTTGAAACTAAGGTTGGTCTTTGTGATTGAAAATTTACTACGTTAAAACCTTGTGATGTTGGTAAAGCTCCACTCATTATACAATCGCCTCCTTACCTCTTTCATTTAATGCTTGATTTATTAAATTTACAATTAAACCTCTTCTTTTTATAATTAAAGTATCAAAGTCTCTTGTATCGTTGGCCATGATGTTAAAACTTACACTAACATTTTTACCTGATCCCAAAATTTTTTTTGTATCACTATTTGAAAAGACCGTTGAGTTATTGTTTGGAATTATAAGCTCTGCTCCACGCTCTCCCACCACCGCGGGTTGACCCGCTTTAAGTTGACCTCCACTTGCAAGAAAGGGTATTCCAATTCCTCCACTACCTCCGCCCATCGCTAATAGAATCGCTTGTTTTACAATTTGTTTATCAAGTTCTCTATTTTGTTTTTTATGTTCAGCAGTAATTCTTTTCTCTTGTCTTTCTTTTAATTTTGCAAGTCCTATGTTTACTAATGTTCTAATACCAATTTCAATTAATATTGATAATGCTTTAACAAGAGCTTGACTTACAATTTGTTTAAAACTTTCTTTTAAATTTTCCCCAAAAATAATTGTTCTTGCTATCGACTCTGAAATACCTCTAATACTACTATTTAAAGTTTCAGATATAGTTGTTGATATATCATTAAATTTTTCTTTTGTTTTTGCCAAAGCCTCTTCATTTAAAACTCTAACTTTGCTTAATGTTCTATCTAATACACTTGGAAAATCTTTAATAACTTTTGCTTGATCTCTGTTATCAGGTAAAGGTGGTTTAGGTGTAAAAATTGGTCTATCTTTTATATCGATATTTGGTAAAGGCGATTTCTTAATTGTTATGACAGTTACTTTTTTTTCTTTTTTTTCATCTGAAAATAAACCAAAAAATTCTTTTGCGTCTTTTAAAGCGTCACTAACTATATCTTTTAATTTTTGAAATTCTAAAATGACTACTGCAATTCCACCAAATATTAAGTTCCTTTTTACTGTTGCATTAAAGGTTAAAAAAGACGCATTTAATAATCCAACTGCAACTGTAATTTTTGTAAATAGTTGAACAATTTTTAAAGCAATCAAAACTTTAAATGTTGTTATTAGTAAATCTAAATTTTCTTTTAAAAATTTTACAGCCTTTGCGGTACCATCTATAGTTTTAGAAAATATATCGCCTAAATTTCTTCCAAATTCTGCAATAGCTTTTTTGTTATCCTCCGCTGATTTTTTAAGATCTCCTAAATTATTTTTTAACGCCTCAAAAAAACCTTTAGAAACTTCTACTTGAAAAATAAAAAAAGCGTCTTTTAAGTTTGATATAGTTCCAAATAAAGTTTGACTTAAATTATCGGTTAAATTTCCAAATTTTCCGCCCGTTCCAAATGCTTTTTGAAGTCCAATAATAGATTCATCAACACTTACTTTGACTCCCGCTTGGAAACCCGCCATAGCTGTAACAGCCCTATCTCTAAATAGATCTGCAGAACCAATACCCGCACTAAATGATCTTTGAATATTTAATGAGGCTTGAGCGAAATCTCCTCCTATTTGAACGGCAGTATTACCCGTTATTTTAAGTAATTCTTCAAAAGATATACCAAACTCCTCTGCTTTTTCTTTAACTGTTGCTAAAGCAACTACACCTTTTTGAATTTCTTTAAGTTCAAATGGTGTACCTGAGGCAAAATCAGTAACAGATTTTAAGGCCTTTTTGCCTTCCTTTGCGCTCCCCATTAAAGCATTTAATTGAACCTCAAGGTTTTCAATTTGAATACCCGCTTTAACAAAACCCCTAATAACTGTTGCAGTACCTAAACCAATAAACGCATTTCTTAAATTAAAAACAGATCTTTTTAAATTACTTAAACCTGATTTTACATTATTAAATACTCTCTCTGTTTTATTGACAGCACTTATTTTAAATTTTAAATTTTTTTCAGCCATTTGTTTATTTTATTTTATCGTTTTTAATTTGAAAATAAGCGATCCAACCGTTGTACTCCACAACTGACATATTTAATATTTCGTCAACTGTTTTGTGTAACGATTCCGCTAATTGATAGATGTTGTATAATTCAACGTCGTGTATTAACTTTTTTTTTCTATTTGAACCGAAGACTCTGATCCAATTTTATTTACAATTTCTGTCATTATATTTGGATCAACTTCTTTTAGTAAATCTTGTTTATCGCTTAATTTAAAAGCGGGTGTTTTACCGTCCTCTTGTAAACATTTCATTATTATCAGATCAACCATAGCCTCTACTTGATTTTTTTCTGATTTTTCTAATAATCTTCTTTGTTCATCTAAAGTCATTGGTTTTACGATAAATGTCGTATTCCACTCTTTGACTTCAATAGTTTTAACTTCTTTAGATTGAAAATGTTTTTTTGCGTTGTCTAAAATTGACATATAAAATTATTATATTGTACTTTGAGTAACTCCGCCTGTTCCTTGAAAAGAAAAAGATCTCTCGACAATATCATTTATAGTTTGTGATATTGCAATATTATTAACAATTCCTGTTAATGTGAATTTTGGACTCCCTGAGGCGTCGCCATTTGGTCTAAGATCTAAACTTACCTCTGATCCAATTGTTAATGATTCTTGCCCGTCGGTATCTGATACATCTAAATGACAAGTTATTTCTCCACTTGCCTCTGATAATCCCGCAGTAAATGATTTAAAACTTACACCCATTGGTGTCGTTTCAATTACATCGTTTGCTACTGTTAATGAAAAAGATTTGATCTCTGCTACTGAGCCTGATCCCACAAAAACTGTACCGTTATTTCCTGATATTGTCGCCATAATGATTTACTCCTATTATTTTTAGTTTATTGGTCAAGACCTAAATTAAAGCCTCAACATCTGCTTGAGTAGTCCTGTAAGTTACAGAGAACGTGAGCCTGACTACTCCTATAGGCTTTGATCCCTCATTGTTTAAGGTTATTTCTGTATTGGTTATATTGTGGCTTAAACAAGTTCCGTTTAAATCTGTATCTGAACCAAGAGCTTCTTCGACCTCAGTTGCGATGTTATCTAAAGTATTTTCTATATTAGAGTTAGCACTAGCAAAGCCTTCAACGACAAGCTCCATTTCTCTAATAGTTGATTTAACACTATCTAATTCAA